TTATCTAACAGTATGTGAAAACTAAAGAACCGCCGTGTACCGAACGGTATGCACGGTGGTGTGAGAGGTCGGCTAATCAATTAATGATTAGCCTCCTACTCGATTCATGCTCCATACATATTACCTTAAATTTTCTGCATAAATCATAAAATAAGAAAAATACTAAAAAGAAAAAAGGAGACAATATAAAATGCAATTAAATCAAAGAAAAGCTGCGATCATAGGCTGTGGTTTTGTAGGAAGTGCAACTGCATTTTGCCTGATGCAAAGTGGATTGTTTTCAGAAATTGTTCTGCAGGATGTGGACAAAGATAAAGCAGAAGGAGAAGCAATGGATATTACACATGGAACACCATTTGCTGGAAGAATGAAGATATATGCCGGAAACTATAACGATATGATGGATGCTGCGGTCATTATAATTACTGCCGGTGCGAATCAGAAAGAAGGAGAAACAAGACTTGATCTTGTGAAGAAAAATAAGAAAATCTTTGAAGAAATCATACCAGAGATTTCAAACAGGGATTATGAAGGAATTCTTCTGATCGTATCAAATCCTGTTGATATATTGACATATACAGCGATCAAGATCAGTGGATTTGAGGAAAATCGTGTGATCGGGTCTGGAACAGTTCTTGATTCAGCGAGATTTCGCTATCTGCTAGGGGAACATCTTGATGTAGACAGTAGAAGTGTTCAGGCATTTATTATAGGAGAACACGGAGACAGCGAGATCGCGGCATGGAGCAGTGTTAATGTATCAGGAATCCCAGTCAATGATTTTTGCGAGATGCGGGGACATTATGACCATGAAGAGGCAATGAAAGCAATTGCAGATAATGTAAAAGAAAGTGCATATAAGATCATCAAGAGAAAAAAAGCAACGTACTATGGAATCGCAATGTCAGTAAAACGTATCTGCGAAGTGATCTTAAAAGACGAAAAAGCAATTCTTCCTGTCTCAACCATGATGCATGGGGCACATGGAATTGAAGATATTGTATTAAGTATGCCAGCAATCGTAGGAAAAAATGGAATTGAGACACAAGTACCGATCGAATTAAATGAGGAAGAAGAAAGGAAATTAAAGCAATCTGCCAGGATCCTAAAACAAATGATTGGAATTAAAAAAAGATGATGTTAAAAAAGTAGATTTTGTGAAAAAAGGAGAAACGCTGTCAGCAAAAGAATTAAATGTATACACAGGTGGAAAAGGTTTAAACCAGTCCATTGCACTTGCACGTGCAGGGGTTGAAACATATCAGGCAGGTGCGATCGGTACAGATGGAATGTTTTTGCTGGAGCAGTTGAAAGAAGCAGGAGTGAAAACGGATCTTGTCAAAATTCTTGGCGATGTAAGGACAGGAAATGCGATCATACAAAATGACGATGAAGGTGATAATTGTATCGTTTTATTTGGAGGAGCAAATCAGGCGATCACAAAAGAACAGGTTGATGAAGTCTTTAAAGATTTTACAAACGAAGATTATTTACTGATCCAAAATGAGATCAACGAACTTTCATATATCGTAGAGAAAGCTAAAGAAGAGGGAATGAAGATTATCTTAAATCCATCTCCGATGAATGAGAAGATCATGAAGCTTCCATTAGACCAGATTGATTATTTTATTTTAAATGAGATCGAGGCAATGCAGATCCTTGAAATGGATAAGCCAGAAGAGATTGATGGAAAATATATTGCCAGTCTGTTACATGAGAGATTTAAAGATGCAACGATCGTGTTAACTTTGGGAAGTGAAGGGTCTGTTTGTATTTCTGATGATGAATATGTAGAACAGTCAATCTACAAGGTAAAAGCAATTGATACAACGGCAGCAGGAGATACCTATACAGGATATTTTATTGCAGGAATCTTAAATGGAAAGACGATCAAAGAATCAATGGATATTGCATCGAAAGCATCTGCGATCGCAGTTACCAGACAAGGGGCAGCACCATCGATTCCTGTTTTGGAAGAAGTAGAAGAATATAAATAAGATAGATAGTTATAACAAGGAAGAACGATGAAATTTAGGATTTTGTTGTTTTTCCTTGTTTTCTTAACTATATAATAACGCGCAGAAGAAAAAAATAAAAAAATTAGCACTCACCTCTTGACAGTGCTAATAATGAGTGTTATATTACGAATAGAACAAAAGATAAATGGATATCTTAATATAGATAAATACCCATTGGTAAAGGAGGAAAGAGTATGAACATCAATAAATTTACACAGAAGTCCATCGAGGCAGTCAATCAGTGTGAGAAGATCGCCTACGATCATGGACATCAGGAAATAGATCAGGAACACTTCTTATACAGCTTGCTTACGATTGATGATAGTTTGATCGCAAGCCTGCTTGAAAAAATGGGAATAAACAAAGAGACATTTTTAAGTCAGGTACAGGAATTACTGAATAAGAAACCAAAAGTATCCGGCGGTCAGGTATATATGAGCAATGACCTCAATCAGGTACTTCTTCACGGAGAAGACGAGATGAAAGCCATGAAAGATGAATATGTATCTGTAGAACATTTATTCCTTGCGATGATCAAACATCCAAATAAAGCAATCAAAGAATTATTCCGTGCATATGGAATCACAAGAGATCGTTTCTTACAGGTTTTATCACAGATCCGTGGCGGACAGAAAGTCACAAGTGATAATCCAGAAGAAACATACGACAGCCTTGAAAAATACGGATATGATCTTGTAAAGAGAGCAAGAGAGCAGAAATTAGATCCAGTCATCGGACGTGACAGTGAGATCCGTAACGTGGTTCGTATCTTATCAAGAAAGACAAAGAATAACCCAGTATTAATTGGTGAACCTGGTGTTGGTAAGACAGCCGTTGTTGAGGGATTAGCACAGCGAATCGTTCGCGGTGACGTGCCAGATCAGTTAAAGGACAAGACAATCTTCTCACTGGATATGGGTTCCTTGGTAGCAGGTGCAAAATATCGTGGTGAATTTGAAGAACGTTTGAAAGCGGTACTAGAAGAAGTTAAGAAAAGTGATGGTCAGATCATCTTATTCATCGACGAGCTTCATACGATCGTTGGTGCAGGTAAGACAGATGGAGCTATGGATGCAGGAAATATGTTAAAACCAATGCTTGCCAGAGGTGAGTTACACTGCATCGGTGCTACAACCTTAGATGAATATCGCCAGTATATTGAGAAAGACCAGGCACTGGAACGTCGTTTCCAGCCAGTTATGGTCGATCAGCCAACTGTAGAAGATACGATCTCAATCTTAAGAGGTATCAAAGACAGATATGAAGTATATCACGGTGTTAAGATCACAGATGGTTCTCTGGTAGCAGCAGCAACTTTATCAAATCGTTATATCACAGATCGTTTCTTACCAGATAAGGCGATCGACTTAGTTGACGAAGCATGTGCTATGATCAAGACAGAGATGAACTCTCTGCCAGCAGAACTTGATGAAGTTCAGAGAAAGATCATGCAACTGGAGATAGAGGAGGCAGCACTTAAGAAAGAAGATGACAGATTAAGTAAAGAGCGTCTGGAAGAATTACAGAAAGAACTTGCTGAGATGCGAGAAGACTTCAAGGCAAGAAAAGCAAGATGGGAGAATGAGAAAGCTTCCGTTGAGAAAGTCTCCAAATTAAGAGAAGAGATTGAATCTGTAAACAGCGAGATTCAGATTGCCCAGAGAAATTACGACTTAAATAAAGCAGCTGAATTACAGTATGGTCGTTTGCCAGAATTGAAGAAACAGTTAGAAGAGGAAGAAGAACGTGTAGCGAAAGAAGATCGTTCTATGGTAAGAGAATCTGTCACAGAAGATGAGATCGCCAAGATCATTTCCCGCTGGACAGGAATTCCAGTAGCGAAACTTACTGAAAGTGAGAGAAACAAGACCTTACATCTTGATAAGATCCTTCATGAAAGAGTTGTTGGACAGGATGAAGCTGTGGAACTTGTCACAGAATCTATCATCCGTTCTAAAGCCGGAATTAAGGACCCAAGCAAACCAATTGGTTCTTTCTTATTCCTTGGGCCAACTGGTGTAGGTAAGACAGAACTTGCCAAAGCACTGGCAGACAGCTTATTTGATAATGAACAGAACATTGTTCGTATTGATATGAGTGAATACATGGAGAAACACTCCGTGGCAAGATTGATCGGAGCGCCTCCAGGATATGTTGGATACGAAGAAGGAGGACAGTTAACAGAAGCTGTCAGAAGAAAACCTTATTCCGTTGTCTTATTCGATGAGATCGAGAAAGCCCATCCAGATGTATTTAATATCTTGTTACAGGTATTAGACGATGGACGAATCACAGATTCAAAAGGTAAGACAGTAGATTTTAAGAACACGATCTTGATCATGACATCTAATATCGGATCTTCTTATCTGCTAGAAGGAATCGATGAAGATGGCAATATCAAACCAGAAGCACAAGATATGGTTATGAATGACCTGAAGAATCATTTCAGACCAGAATTCTTAAACCGTCTGGACGAAACGATTATGTTCAAACCATTAACAAAAGCCAATATCACAAATATCATTGATTTACTGGTCAAAGACCTGAATCGTCGATTAGCAGACAAAGAATTAAGCGTTGAATTAACACCAGCAGCCAAGAACTATGTTGCCGATCATGGTTATGAACCAATGTATGGAGCAAGACCACTGAAGAGATATCTGCAGAAGAGTGTAGAGACACTGGCAGCAAGATTGATCTTAAGTGATGGAGTTGATGCTGAGGATACAATCTTAATTGATGTTGAGAATGATCAGTTAGTTGCTAAGGTTAAATAAAAATAAAAGAGGGAATGTCATCTTTGATGTTCTCTCTTTTTTTGGTGTGCCTTGCGGCGCACGTCACTAATGGATGAAAGTTCCTAATCCGCCCTAGTAGTGGGAAGGATACAGCTAAGACCAAGGGTGTCCATCGTGAGGTGGAATCTGAAGGAAGGTGGAGGCAAATCTCTGGTCTGACGAACAGAAATCACATCAGGCTATAGTTAAGGATAAGGTTGCCAAACAAACCAAAGTCCAATAACTACTCGGAATTAACTGTAGTAAATGTGGCAGATATATGGAGAGAAAGTGACGTGTGGTACCAAGGGAGGTCTCGTCAGCGGACGAAAACAGAGTATGAAGTCCGTGAGTAACAACGAATGGCGAGAAGTCAGCAGAAGCCATAGTAAACCGATGGTTGCAAACATCGGCGAAGGGCTGAACTTTAGGAGACACAAGCAATGAAAGTAACTGAAAGTAGATATAAGAACAGACAACTTCATATAGAGGACTATCTGCAAATGGTATCTGCGGAACAGAAAGAGTATGCAGAAGTGTTCGACTACTCTAAGATTACTGAAAAGAGCAGTGTCATCACAGACTATTGGACGAACAATCTTTTGGAATTGATCTTGCGAAAAGATAATCTTAATAAGGCTTATAAGCAAGTCAAAAGAAACAAGGGAAAAGGTGGAATTGATGGAATGCAGGTGGATGAACTTCTGCCCTTCCTTAGAGAAAACCAGAGAAGCCTGATACAAAAGATAAGGGAAGGTAAATATAAACCGAACCCAGTTCGAAGGGTAGAAATACCAAAGGAAACAAAAGGCGAATATCGACAACTGGGGATACCTACAGTAGTCGACAGAGTTATTCAACAGGCAATCGCACAGGAATTAACGCCAATCTATGAGGAGCAATTCTCAGAGAACAGTTTTGGATTCAGACCAGGAAGAGGAGCGCACGACGCTCTGAGACAATGCCAAAAGAATGTAGACGAGGGCTATGTATATGTAATAGATATGGACTTGGAAAAGTTCTTTGATACAGTAAGCCAGAGTAAACTGATAGAGGTATTGTCAAGAACCATAAAAGATGGCAGAGTCATATCGCTGATACATAAATATCTGAATGCGGGAGTTATAGCAGACGGAATATTTGAACGTACAGAGGTAGGGATGCCGCAAGGAGGACCATTAAGTCCACTGCTTAGTAATGTGATGCTAAATGAATTAGATAAAGAACTGGAGCGCAGAGGACACAGATTTGTCCGATATGCAGATGATTGCATGATATTGTGTAAGAGCAAAAAGAGTGCAGAGAGAACCTTGAGAAATATCATTCCATTTATTGAAGGAAAACTTTTCCTGAAGGTAAACAGGAAGAAAACAGAGGTAGCACATATCAGCAAAGTCAAATATCTAGGCTACACCTTTTACAGATATAAAGGGAAATGCAGACTCAGAGTACATGCAAAGTCAGTGGTTAAGATGAAAAATAAAATCCGGGAATTGACAGACCGGAACAAAGGAATAAGCAATAAAAAACGAGAAAAGGAGTATCAGGAGTACGTGCGAGGATGGGTGCAATACTACAGACTTGCAGATATGAAAGGACTTCTAAAAAGAACAGATGAATGGGCAAGACGGAGAATCCGAGCAGTCTATTGGAAACAATGGAAGAAAATAAAAACAAGATACCGAATGCTAAAAGCATTGGGTATGGAACACTGGATGGCGAAAGAACTAGCATGTAGTAGAAAAGGTTACTGGAGAATGGCACAAGTGCTGAACCAAATTTTTTCGAAAAAAATAATAGCCAGATTGGGATACACGTCCATGTCTGACTATTATCTAACAGTATGTGAAAACTAAAGAACCGCCGTGTACCGAACGGTATGCACGGTGGTGTGAGAGGTCGGCTAATCAATTAATGATTAGCCTCCTACTCGATTCATGCTCCATACATATTA